CCAAACCAACAACGGAAGCATCTGTTGGATCTAAATTAGAATCGCTGTTCTGTCCGTACACTTGGTACTTGTATTTTCCAGCGTCGGTTAGTCCAACTGTTGTTAAACGAATCTTTGTGACACGTTCATTTTCGTTTATTACGACTACGACTTGTGCGAGTTGTTCGCCTGTCATTTCGTAAGTTAAAACAAGAAGGTAATTTGTAAATGCAACATTGAAATAAGCGCGTCCTTCGTCAAGTGAAAGCCACGCATCTTGATTCGCCGTATTAGTGTTCAAATAAACCATTCTATCTTTTTATTTGTGTTATGAAATTACAGCACAGAGGGACGCGTTGCCCCTCTATGTGTAAAAGTTTTTTGATTACGATATAACTGAAGCAGGTGTTCCGCTCAACTTATACGCTCTCTTTGGAGTTTCGTGAGTAAACGCAAGAGTGAAGCCGTTCATATCACCCAAAGCTGTTCCTGTTCCAGCAGTTGCTGTTGAAAGGTCTGCTCCGTACTCATATCCAACTGCCCACCAATTGTTGTTGGTGTCGTTTACGAATACAATCACACGAGCCTGTGCAACTACTTGTAATTCTTTGCGTTTAGCAGCAGACAATTTGTGCAACATCACGTTAACGGTTTGAGTATAAAATACTGTTCCGTTGTCGCGGTTGAAGTTGATTGTTTCTTCGAACGATCCTGTTTGAGTAGGAAGTTCGTAAGTGTACAAATCTGCATCTGTTGGGCCAGCAATTGCTGTTATTACTTCTGAAGCGTCTAAAGTTATACCTGTAACTAAATTTTGCTCCAACAAAACGATTTGTTTGATACCACCCAAACTGTCTTTACAGTCAAGGGTCATTCCGATGCTTAATTCACAAGCCATATTATTAGTTTTTTATTAGCACAAAAGAGGGGTGGTTTTTATGCCACCACCTCTATTCGTGCAAGGGTTAGAATGGTTGAGATTATGCAGTGTATTGGTAGAACGCGATTTCGTCACCGAAGCCGTACTGAACACCTGCGAAGAAAGAAGCTGCGAAACGTACGTTGTCAGAAAGGTCGTATTGGTACATATCCAAAACAGCAACGTTGTTCCATTGGTCAAGAAGGTTTGTTCCGAACCACAAGTTAGACTTCTGATACATAGCCATTGTATCGTCTGACATACCAGGACACTCGATGATGTCATACTGTCCCTGCCAAGTCATCTTAACAGTCTCTCCTTGGTACAAGTAGCTTCCACCACCAAGACCCAAGATAGCAGTTCTGAACGCTTCAGCAACGTTTGAAGAAACTGCGATAACAGGCTTTTCAGTAGCACGACGAACGCGAACAGGAAGTGTTAAAACCAAACGATTCATTTCGTCGATTACGTTAGTGCTGTCGATAGCAACTGGAGTAGCAACGTCAAGAACAGCAGCGTCAGCCAAGAACAAAGTCTCGAAACCTGCGTACTCACCTGCAGTAGCGTTAACACCCTGCCACATTACGCGCTCGTTGTTAGCACCAACACCAGCCATTACATTAGCAATTAAAGCGTCAGTCAATGAAGCGTGAAGGAAACCATCTTGTTCTGATTTAGCTTCCCAATCAGCCAAGAAATCTTTCTTACAAAGTTGTCTGTGAACTTGGAATTTCTCCAAAGTCAAGATACGCTCAGTTAAAGTAACTGTTCCAGTTGGTGTGAAGTCACAAGTCGCGTTTGCGAAAGTAACGTTGTCAACTAATTTGCGAACAACTTGTTTGTACTCAATGTTTTCTTTGAAAGTAACTGCTGCAAGAGACTCGTTACTTAAGAACGCTGCGCGGATATATCCTGCAGCTTCTCTACCTGCAAAAGTGGTAGTTAATGATGTTGTAGTAGGCATTTTTTTTTATTTGTTTTTTATTATTTTTTAAGATGAAATAAGAAGCGTTCCTCTGCGCTCATCTTGTTGTAAGATTTAGCAGGTGTTTGCTTCGCTTGTTTAACTTCTTTGATAGATTGAACAGCAGGTTGTGCGCTCAACTTCTCAACGTTTGATGAAAGTTCTGCGTTTGCTTTCTTCATTTCAGCAAGTTCGCTTTCAAGTTTAGCAACCAAAGACAAAAGACCTTCAACTTCTGCGTTGAATGTTTCTTCAGCAACAACCTCTGTCGCTTGTTCTTCTTCGATGATTACTTCAACCTCTGGAGATTCTTCTTCCATTGGTTTCAATTCAGCAACAAGACCACCGCTAACAACAACAATGATTCCTTCTGCTGTCTTGTACTCTCCGTCCGCTACAACAACCTCGTTGCCTTCTGCGTCCTTTGCGAATACACGAACACCAGCTGCCCAAGTGTCGCTGTCCGAGTAGATGCTTGTTCCGTCCTCTAAGATCGCCTCAACCATTTGCTTCACCTCAACAACCTCTTCGGCTGATAGGCTAACATTATGTTTTGCGAAAAGAGCGTTTACTTTTTCTCGTAAGTTCATAATTTGTTTAATTAATAATTTAGTTCCTAAATAGAAAAGAAGGTATATTTGTTTCATAATTGATTCTTTTCATAGATTCTTTTTGATTTTAGGTTTGGCGGAGGGAGTGATTACCCTCCGTTTTTTTATCCTAATAAATCAAGTATTGCGTTTAACGTCTTCATTTCATCCTCGCTCAACCCGTACGTCTTAAAACCCATCTTGCCGCCCTCGTTAGTTATCTTCGTGAGTGCGTTGAGAAACAGGGTTGCGTCGTCGTTGAACAGTTCGACTTTGAGAAACCCCCCTGCTTCGATGTTCATTTAGTCTTCTTTCAAAAGGTCGTTTAATTCTTCAAGAATAGCAGCGAACTCATCGTGTGCGCTCATATACATTTCTTTCTCTGCAATGAAGTTTCCTTCAATCGAGAAACCTAACACTTCTTTGTTTTGAATCTGCTTCTTCACCTCTTCGTTCTCAACCTTCATACAACCGAACCACGTCCCTTCTGGAAGTGAAAACCCGAAGTTCTTTGACTTGTCATTTTCGCCTTCAATGATCCACGTCTCAACCAACGAAACACCGTCAACAACTTTCGCGTGTTCAACCGTTGCGTTGTTTTGATTAGCGTGTTTCAAATAGTTGTAAGCGATTGCTCTGATTGTTTCTTTCGAATACTTCACATAGTATTCCTCGTTCGTTTCGTCGTTGCGTCTGTAAATGAGTTGGTCGGGAATCAATAACGCGCCGTATAAAAGACCTCTGAAATCTTCTTTGAACTTCACGTTGTGTTGTTCTGATAACGCTACGAAATCGACACCTATTGCAGGTTCTTCGACAACGCTGATAGCATACACTCCGAGTAACCCTGCGTCGTCGATGCCGTACTCAATAACTTTAATTTTTTTATTCATTGTTTTATTTTTTAGCTACCAAGACGCGCTTGGTTGTTGATTAGTTGTTGTGCTTCTAAATTGCTCGACACTTGCGTACTTACGACGTATGCTTGAAGTGGCGGTTGTTGGTTAGGTTGGTTTTGTAGGAAGGCGAAGTTCGCGGGTGAAGGTGCTGTTGTTCCTTCGCCACCACCTGCCGAACTCATATTTGTTCCAGAAGGAGTTGAAGCGTTGCCGTATTCCGTCTTGCTAATTTTTAACACGTTAGCCAAACCCATTGCACCAACGATAGACGCTTGTATTATACGCGCCGTTGTGGAAGGCATTGTCTTGTCGTTCAACGCTCTATTGATACCACCGTAAGTATCAATTACCGCAGATGCAAGATTCAACGCTTTCTGAATTTGAAATTGCTTTCTTGATTGTTGTTGTCCCTTCTTTGTGAACGCATCGTTTAAAGCAACTAACGCATCTAATCCACTTGAAGCAAGTTGTAAACGTGTGTTAAATGCTTCTTCTTCTTTCTTTAGTTCTTCTTGTGAGTTTTGTGCTTTTAATGCTGTTAATTTGGAATGACCTTCCATTTCAGCAAGAAGTTTAGCATCTGTCTTTTTCTTTTCTCTTGCTATTAAATCATCAACTCCGATAGATGCCATTCGTTCATCTTCAGCTATCAATTCGTCGTTTAATTTTTTACGACGTTCTAACTCTTTTTCGTCTGCTTCTTTTTGCAAACGCTCTTTTTCATCTGCTTCTTTTTTTAATTCGTCCTGTCTTGCCTTTGCCGCGTCTGCATCAATTTTTTTAATAGACAACTGAAAGCCTTGATAGTCGCTTGTCATTTGGTCTATCTCGTGACGTTGTTTGTCAAACGATTCTTTTAGTTCCTTTTCTTGCTTTGCTGGATCAATCAATAATTCAGTAACGAACTTACTACCCGCTTCCGTTAGTTTTGTAATTTCTTCATTTAGATTAATAGCCGTTATTTCTCCAAAACCTAAAGCCTTGCTTACTTGGTTTGCTGTTTTCAAAACTAAATCAATCGGAGCAACCAACATTCTCAAACCAACCGCACTCAACTCTAAAGCACCCCTTACTATTTGTTGTAATAAGTCTGCATTTCTTTTAGCCGCAGCTATTTGCGATTCCGCTTGTTTTTCTTGAATTTCTAAATTTACTTTCGCGTCTTTTATCGACGTTTCAAGTTTCTTCATCTTTATCTGAAGAATTTCTTTTTCGCTTTTTCCTTGAAGCCTTAAAGAATTTTCTTGTAACGAAGAATTTTCATAAGCCTTTTTTGAAGCGTCTGCGGTTGCTTGTGCGTTCTTCGCAATTTCTCTTTGTTGTTCGTCAATACCAGTAAGACCGTTTTCGATTGAGGGAAAGAGTTTTATTAAGTCGTCGAAGTTTGCAACGACTAAAGCCACAGCACCTGCAAGTAATAAAATCGGGTTTGAAATAATTGCTTTTGCTAAAGTTCCAAAACCTTGAACAAGACCGCCTATCTCATCTTTTACTGTCTTAAAATCAATCTTTTTAACTGCAGCACCCATTCCACTCAAAGCCTGTCCTGCACCTTTCAAGTCCAAGTCCATAAGACGTGAACCAAACAAACCAACGTTGTTCGAAAGACCTTCGAAAGCGTTACCCGCGTTTGCGTTAATCTCTGCCGAAAGGTCGCCGATGTTGTCTTTCAATTCAGCAGCACGAGCGGACGCTTTCTTGAACTCCTCACTGGAAGAATCCATCTGCAACAACTGCTGTTGTAACGCTCTCAATTCCGCTTTCGCGCTTGTGAATCCTTTCGCTGTATTCTCTGCCGCGTCAGCCGTCTGATTAAGGACGTTAACCGCGTTTGTGCTTACATTAAAATCTATTGTATTCGCCATTTCAGAATAGTAGTTTATATAAGATAAATATCCAGAACGCGACGTTTACCGAAATGCGAGTAACTTTCCAAGTGTAGTGTTTCCACAATTTTAACTTACGCTTTCCTTGTGCCATTTTCCCGCTCTCGCCGTCCGTCTTTATGTTCAACTTAATGAACTCTAAACACGCTACCATTTCGTGCGCTTTATTTTGTAGATGTACTTTTGAAGTCGCTTCCATTTGATATTATTGTTATTGTATCTCCTAATCCTGTGAACGTCACGCTTCCGCTTCCCTCAACCGTTTCTCCTGTGTACGCTTGTACCGTTACTCCGTTAGCCGCTACCGACTTTTGAATGATGAACTCACGACCTGCCGTCGTTGTTGCTGAAGGTAAATAAATAGTAATGCTTCCTGCCGTCGTGTCAACGAACAACACGCGGTCAAAATTGGTTATAACGTAGTCCGTTGTTATCGTTTTAACTGGCTGACTAACTCCCGCGCTAAATGTAACAGGCGCACCGAAGCGAGTAGGTGCTAAAGAAGGTGCTTGTTGTGTTATGAAAGAACGCGTTCCTATGTTTGGTGTCGAATAACAATTGTTCTTCGCGCTGTTCCAATAGTATCCAAAACGACGACAACAATCTTCGGTCACTGTCGCAGGATCTCCGTTCGGTGTTTCCCAATTAAGCGTCTGATTTAAATTAGCGGATACCGGTACAATGTCGCAGTCGTTGTCTATGTCGAGTAAGCGAATAAGTTTCACTTTCGTTACGTCTTGTTGACCTACCACATAACCTTCGATGTCCAACACGCGCCACCAAGAATCGACAATCCAAATCTTATCCGACCATTGAAAAGTAAAGATGTCGTTCAACGTTAGTGCGAACATTCCTTCCATTATTCGCGCTTGTCCGTCGTAAAGTTCGCGGTAGTAGTTACGCCACCAACGATTGTAAAGGTTGTCGTATGGGTTAGAAATAATTGTGTGCGGTGGTATTTCGGGCGCAAAGTTCAAGTCTGAATCCGTTACCGTTGCGTTCATCGTCGAGTAATTGTTCAAACACTTAACCGCCGTTTGAACCACGCTATCTGAAACTTCGTCGTACATATTGACAAAGAAGTCCGCGAAGTAGTAAAGGATGCGCGGTTTAGGTTGGACAAACTGTCCTTCTGCATTTAAGAATTTAGGAACAACTACGTCTGTATTTTCGACAGGTGCGGAAGGTGTAGATGCAAACGCTAACTCAACCTTTTCTTCGCCTGTTGCGAACTCGTTGATTACTTCGAAGTCGTTCTCCGTTACTTCGTACCTTCCGTAGATGCGTCCGTTGTCTTTGTAGACTGAATTGAAATAGTCGCCGTCTTCGGTATATGTGAATGTGAACTTCGCCTTCTGCATATCAACCGTTGGGTAGTACGCGATGTCTTTAGACAAGTCTAATTTCGAAGTCCAATCCAAAGTGTTTCCACTTCCAATGTATTCAACAAGTGGTTCAATGCGTAGTGTGTTTGGAAGTGTGCGGTCGGGAACGAACGCAAGGTTGAACATCTTTTGTATCGACGTGATAAAGTCAATTTGCTTCATATCTGGAGCGTTGTACTCCATTACGCAAGTGTCGCCTGTCAATGCCGTTCCAACGCTTACAAGTTCAACACCTGTTCCTGTATAATCATTTGCTCCGTTTCCTACGAATGCAATACTAAAACTCGAAGTGTTCAAAGCTCCACCTACTCCTTCAAATTTTATTTTTAAAGTATCTCCTTCGTTCAATGAAAGAGTAATTGTATTGTCTTTTGTGAATGTGTGTGAATATAGATTTGAGTTATCTACAAAATTGCTAAATGAAGAATCTACAAATACATCGTTAACGTAATAAAAATAACTCAAAATTAAATTTGTTACATAATTACTTCCCGACGAAGTTGCTGTTCCATTTGCCCAAATTCTAAAAGTAAATTCACCGCTAAAAGGCGCAGTATAAATTCCACTGCTCCAATCATTTCCTGCATCTTCGTACTCAGTTAATGGAAGATAAAAATTCTTTATGTTATTGGTTGGAGTGAAAGAAAACGTTTGATTTGTTGCATAAGCTAACGTACTGGCAATGTCGTTCAATCCTAACGAACTATTCAAATATTGACCATTCACGAAAGGAACGTAAACGTTTTCAAGACACCCGCTTAGATTGTCGCTCGTGTATTGAATACCCGCATCGTTCATTATTTCGTCGAACAAATATTGCGCTTTAACAGCGGGTGTCATATGTCCAACATAAAGCGGTTTGTACGTCGGTTGTCCTGCAAGAACGGTTGAATAAATCGGTTGTCCTTCTACGTTAGTTGCAGTCAAATTCCACTTATCGCAAAGCGTTAGAATCGTCTGTTCATTAGGTGGCGTTTCAACGTTCTCGTGAAGTAAGTCATAGTCCAAGTCACCCGCAACGATGCTCTCAATGTCGCGTAACTTTTTCTCGTTTAAAAGTCTTGCAAGGTTGGGAACTTCACCGAAGAACACCACCTCAAATTCGAACAACTTACCGCTTTGCCAATATAACTTCTTCACCTGAATGTGTCCGCTTGCGATAGGTATCGTGTTAACCGTTAGCGTCGCTTCAACCTTCTTGCGAAAGTCAAACCAACCGTCGAAATTGACGTTGAAGATAGCACCAAAGAAATCGACGTTTGTTGCACTTGCAGGAATACGAAACTCACGCGAGTAGTTACCTACCGAACTGAAGTCAGTAAGGTCGGTGAACTTATAGTTGAGGTGCATCTTCTCGTTTTCGTACAAGTCGATAGTTGCCGCGTTGCCGTCAAAGTCGGTAAGCGTTAGTATTACTTCGTTCATCATAAGCCTACAGGTTGTGAGTATTTAAGATTCAAAGTAACATTGTAAAGTTTCGAGTAGCGTTCGTCCTTAATAACAAAGTTCTGCGTGTCCACAAGAATAGGTGTTTGCGTTCCGTCGTCGTTGATTATAAACACGTCGTTAGAACGGCAAAGCGTTTGAAGTAGGTTGAACTCTCCAACACTTACCCAGTCGCTGTTTATTTGCAGTCCTTTCGTCGTTGTAACGTAGCGGTCGGTTGTTCCTCTGTCGTAGGTGTTGAAAGAAAACGTTGAAGCGTTATAATTTCCGATTACTTTTTGGTATTGCTTACGATCGTAGTTGAAAGACAATTCGCTCTTCTTCGTAAAGTTGAAATAATCCACACCACCGCAAGTATTTGTCCAACCCAAACGCACATTGTCAAAACGACAATCGTCAGGAACAATATAAAAACAATACACGCGTGAAGCAGGTGTGTAAACGGGGAACGAAATTTCTTTTCCAAATTGAATAGTGTAGTATTTAGCACCTGTTAAATCAACAATAGCATTCGCGTTAACGTTAGCGTAAAAAGCACCCACGACATTAACAATTGAGGTGTCTCCTGCCACCGCTAAGAACTGCGTGTCAATTAAAACGTTGTCGTTATCGTACGAAGAAAAAACTACTATATCAAAATCGTTATCAGCAAGTAATGCTGTTTCCGAAGGCGCGTACAAAAGACCATAGTCAGATAATCGAGTAGGAATGTAAACGTAGTCGCTTGACAATCCACGCGCTGCCGCTTCACTCCATTTGTGCGTGTCCTTCGTTCTTTCACTCATTGCGTACTTCGTCGTTCCGTCTAACGCATAACGTGTGTTTGGGTTTGGCTTGTAACCGTCGCTCACTTGATATTCAGCAAGGAACGCGTACACGTCGTCGATGTCAGCCATTCCGCTACCGCTTACGGTAAATACTCCGTCAACCAACCAACCTTCTTTGATAGTGCAAGAGATGAACGCAACGCTGGTGTTCTCCTTATCTGCTTCCACGGATAATAAAGAAGCGTCGTGTTGTAACGATTCTCTAAATATCGGTGCAAGGTCAAGAATACCTTTGTTCGAAGCGTTTGGCTGAACGTTGACTTGGAAAGAACCGAAGTCGAAGACAAAGCGAAACCCTGCGTTTGCTACGTTGGTTGAAGATGCAACGATCATCAGTCGTTGTCCTATTGGTGTGTATTGATACGGTTGTTCTTCTATTGTAATTGCCATATTTTAAATGTCTTTTAGTTGATTCTCTATAACTGCGGTAAAGTCTTTGCCGTATGCTTCAACGACCTTTGCTTCGTATTCGTCCCAAATGTTTTCAAACGCGTAGTCGAACGCTTTCCATCCCTTGATTCCGTCACGACGAACCTTGAACATTATCAGTTTTGCCACCTGTTGTTTTAGTTCTTCGCTCGACTTCTTGAACTTACCGCTTGACTTGTCGCGTAGTCTTATGCCCTTTATACTCATCCAGTCGTATATCGCTTTTTGCATTGGCGACATTTGACCTTTCGCGGGTTTGCTTCCGCTACCTCGTTTGAATGAGTAGGGCGCACCTTGCGACTTCTGCGTTCCATTCACACCGTTCTCTCTGAATAAGAAATACTTCCCCGCTTTTCCTTTCGCGTAGACCGCGACGTTTATCTCTTTGCCTTTTATTTTAAGTCTATAAGCTAACGACTTCTCGAGCGTACCACTTGCAACCGCGTTCGTGTAGTTCTTGCCGACCTTTCGCTTCATACGATAGTCCGACTGCATCAATTCGACAAAGCGTTTAGCCATATCGTTTACGACCGCGAAGAAGTTTGGTGCGCTCTGTTCGTTAGCCATTGGTTTCTTCGCTTTCCTCCACTTCAATAAATTCCACACGCAAAAGACCATTGTCATCATAAATCTCGTTTCTTATTGTCTTTGGCTCTGTCATTTTTTTTATGCTTTAGTTATGTAAACAATCGCACCAACAGTTGCATTCAATGCTACTGCACCTAATGGGTTAGGTGATGGTGAAGCATAAGTTATTGCTGATTTTTGATAACTTATAAATGTTGATGATGCATTTGCACCTAATGGTAGTGATGAAGAAACGTTTAAACTTGCTCGTGTTGCTGCTGTTCCATTTGTTTTAAGGCCTAACCAATAAAGAGTTCCAGCTACAAAACTGAATGATGTTGTTGCTGTTTTTAAGCCTAATGTGGAGCAATCCAAATCTGCACTCTCGAAAAGTCTAGTGTTCGGTAATCCGTTTAAATCTGAATAGATAACAATGGTGCATAATGAACCTGCTGTTGCATTTGTAACATTTATAAATAAATTACTCGTGGTAATCGATTGTGCAGGAATATAAGGTGCTACTCTGACAGATAACCCAGTTTGGTTTGATGCAGATGTACTTGCAGCTAATCCATTATATGTAACATCTCCACTAACCATCGGTATAATAGAATGCACCCCTGCTAGTGGTGTGTATCCAAGTGCCGTTTCAACCGTCTTATTCTTCCACAATGAAGTAGAAGATTCATAAGTCAACACGTTGTTGTTTGCAGGTGTGGTGATAAGAACACCTTCGTCTGAATTGATGTTGCTGCCCAACGTTGGACGAATCATAAGCGTCCCATTGTTAGCCGCGTGAACCACCGCAGCCGCAACGATAATGTTGTTCGGTGCTATTGGTTGCGTCGTCTGAAAACCACCTGCAACAGTAGTCGAAACGTAAAGAATATCTCCGTCAGCAAACGCTGAAGTGTTAACACGCATCTTGCCGAACTGATAAACCTTGCCGTCGGCATTGTTGCTAATTGCTTCCGAAGTAACACCCATATAGTATTGCGACGGAGTAGTTCCGTTCGCTATCATTGGCGCAATCAAAAGACGACCGCTGTTTCCAGTTGTCCCCGCAAATCGGACAGCCGTTCCTTTTGGGATCGTGCTTCCTGTCGTGTTACGGACGTGGTAAAAAATATCCTCACCGACCTTCTGCGTCGTGCCGTTCATTATGATTGCTAACGTCTCCGCGTTGTCGTCCCAATATACCGAGCCTTGTGCCGTTGGTATGTTGGTTGGTGTAACGTCAAATTCTAAATTGCCTAATTGCACCCCGAACTCACCAAGATTAACGTCTTGCGTTGCGCCTGTGTAAGGTACTTTGTTAGGCAGTTCTGTTTCGATGTCAGCAACGTCCGCTTGTAAGTCGGTAACGTCTTGTTGCAATAAATCAATTGCCGCTTCGATGTCGATTATCGTTTGACAATCGCCTATTGTCTCACACGTCAACCCTACCTCGTCGCTCAACAAGTACCAACCGCGCACCCCTTCGTCGTTAGTCCCGTAGTAATAGTTAGGCGAAGGTTCTGCTTCGTCGTTAACAAGACTAACGTTGCCGTTCTCGTCGCGTGTGATTGAATCAATGAATGTTAAGATTGAACCCGTGCCACCGCTTCCACTTTCGAAGAAATCGTTCCACTCAGCAGGAATAGAACAAGCGTCCCAATAGTAAGGAACAAGCAAGTCAAGACTAACTGTCCAACCGGTAAGCGTGTTGTGAAATTCTTCAAGGAATGGTTCAAGGCTTACGTTCTGAACGGTGATTAAGTCACCAAACAAAACGCGGTGGTTCGTAATCTCGGCAACCAAGTCTTCTGCTATTCGTTGAAGGTCGGAAAGAACCTCGCGTTGAAATTCTACTTTGTCATCTTTGTCTCGCGGAAGATCCGCAAGGACAATCTGAAAACTAAACGTTTTCGTACCTTTCGCATACGTTACGTTGGAAGGCACGACGTGCATAAAGGGATATTCGGTAAACTTTTCAAGGTCTGCCGTGTCAATCTGACCGTGTGAAAATGTTTTAAGAATAAAGTGTCCAGAGGCGAATGCCTTGAATCTATCTATAAGCGCGTTGTAGCTTTGTACGTTCGACATAATTGTAGTCTATTAGGTAAGTCATAAATGTAAATATCTCCCATGCACTTTTTTCCGTAATTGCATCCAACTTTGTTATGTCGCGTCCGCACGCTTCCATAAACAAGTGATACCAACCGTACCTTCCGAGTACTTGGTTTAGTCCTTCTCGGTCGTCAATTGCTCCATCTCCTTCGTCAACTTCTTGACTTCGTTCTCCAAATAATCTAGCGAAGTGTTGTTTAGTTCTTTGAGCAAAGTCGAAAAAAAAAGCATCGCACCATTGAATTGTTCGAGCGTCATTTGCTCGACATACTCCTCAACAAGTTCACGATTCGCTTTGCTATGTGGAACTATTGTGTACTTCTGACCAACGCGTTTGTCGATAGGTCGGTAAAGCGTCCCCATTATCTTCACGATGTTCGCGTTCACGTCGGATGCCCAGGTGCTTATGTCAGCATACTCACCCATACTGATAGAGTAAAGGTCGGGAATGAAACCGAAGTCCTTGTCTTTGATTGTAATGGTCTCAAAGAATTTAGCTGATTCGTTCGCCAGAGTGTTCTCGAACGCGCCGAGTAGTGTCGGCAAGTGTTGGAAGGGAATCTGCTCCGCTTGTTCTTTCAGTAGGTTACTAATTGAAACCAACTTGTCGATATCGCTTTTCGCCGCGTGATAGTCAACGTATTGCTTTACGCTTATCGATGCGTAGTCAGCAGGTATGCTTACTTTTATACTCATTTCTTTTTGTTGTTTAATATCTACAATA